CAAAACATCCCCTAGCCCATCGAGCCACAGGAGAACCAACCCCGGCTCCCGCACCCGCGGGGCGCGCAGTAATGGAAATAAAAGCAGAAACAAATATTTATGATGTGTTCACAACGGTATTTCACGAATCAATAAGGCAAAATGCAGGAATGGGGAAAAGCTTTGAAGGCGGGATAATAAAAAACGCAATATTAGACGCCCAAGGAGCTGTGAACGCTTTAGAGGCAACCTTGCAGATCCACCATGTTTATAGAGAGGTCAAGGAATAGATAACAGTCCCCAGGTAGCCACTAAAGGCGGGATAAATAAACAATACTGGACAAAAACAATAAAAAGGCCGTAGACTGTGTGTATGAACAGAAAAACAGTAGAAATACAATGCACAGGTGCGGCCACTCTCTCCCTAGATGAAATCACTGAGTTTCAGGGGACTTTGAAGAACAGAACCAAGAAAGACTTGGATAAAATCAAGAAATCAATTCTAAAATACAGAAGGCTTCACCATTCAATATCCTGGGCAAATGCCGTTCCGGTGATTCTATCCGAAACATACAAAAAGGGGGTAAAAAATGCCGTTCGTTAAAGGGGATCCACTAATAAACCGAAAAGGCCGACCAACCAAGGGAACATCCATGACCGAAATTCTACGGGAGGTTATGAATGAAAGGTCGGTTGGGTTCAATAATAAAAAGATTTCAGGGAAAGAAGCCCTGGCAAGGAAAATGTTATCCACAGCGCTTTCCGGCGATGTCCCTGCCTCCAAGTATATCTTCGACCGAATGGACGGGCCGATGAAAGCCATGTTCGACTTACCGGAAGAGTTATTCATGACTCCGGAAGACAGAGCCGAAAGAATTCGAGAGCTGGAAGAAAAAAGGCTACAGGCCGACATAGAAAAACAGGCGTAAGATGGCGTTAAGCGAAGAAGAGGAACTGGAGCTGATAAAGCTTTACGAAGAAGAGGAACGGGAACGGGCAAGGAAAAGTCTGTATTACTTCTGTCAAATGATTGTTCCCTCTTTTTTCATACCCGGGAGAACTCACCTAAAAGAATGGTGCGATGCCCTGCAAGAGTTTCTGGAAGACCCAGAGGCCTTCGGGCTAATCATAAACTGCCCTCCCCGGCATGGGAAAACCTTAACCGTGGAAATGGCTACGGCGTGGTATCTAGGCCACAATCCAGATTTAGGAATCATGGCCGCTTCGTATAATGAGCTTCTGGCGGGCCGATTTTCCAAGACTCTCAGGGGCGTTATATCCACAAGAAAAGCCGGCTTCAAAACGGTTTACTCTGATATTTTTCCCGAGGTGAGAATCCAGTCCGGAGATTCAGCCAAGGGGCTTTGGGCTTTGGAAGGTTCCCACTTTTCATTCCTAGCAACCTCCCCGGGGGGAACGGCAACGGGTGTGGGGTGCCAACTACTAGTGATAGATGACCTAATCCGAAACGCTCTTGAATCGAACAATGAAAGGGTTTTGGAAGGGCAGGCAAACTGGTATTACAACACGGTCAAGTCTCGGCTCGAGATAGGCGGGAAACAGATAATCATTCAAACCCGGTGGGCTGAAAAAGACTTGACCGGAATACTTCTAGTGAATGAACCGGATAAATGGAAGGTCATAAAAATGCAGGCCTGGGACGGTGAGAAAATGCTAGACCCGTCAATAATGACCAAGGAAACCTACGAAGAGCGCAAGAAGTTCACAGACCCCGTTATATTCTCAGCCAACTACGACCAAACCCCCTTTGACTCAGTGGACAGACTTTACGGGGAGCTTAAAACCTACCAGCCGGGAACAATCCCCAAAGGACGGGTGGCAGCATACTTTGATACAGCCGATGAGGGGTCAGACTACCTAGCCGGGGCCTGTTATATCGTGGCTAATGGGACTGCCTATATAACCGATTTGATATATACACAGGAGCCAATGGAGGCAACGGAAAGCAGGGCAGCCGTAATGCTTGCCGATCAAAAGACAGAGGTGGTATGGATGGAATCGAACAACGGGGGCCGGGGGTTTGCCCGAAACGTTGAGAGAATTATGCGGGAAACTATAGGGTATACAGGATGTAATGTTAGGTGGTTTCATCAGTCAGATAACAAAAAAGCCCGAATCTTGGCGACGAGTACCAACGTCATGAACTCAATAATCATGCCACACGACTGGAAAACCCGGTGGCCTTTGTTTCATAGCCATGTTACCAAGGCCCCAAGAATGGCTAAGTTGATTCATGATGACTTTGCAGACCTATTGGCCGGAATTGTTGAAAAGTCATTGATTCAAGAATCAGTAACCTTTCTTTTTTAGTTGCAATTGTGTAAGATGTGATATATACTGAAAATAACCTTGGAGGTTAAGAAGATGAACGAGACGAAAGTTATTAGTATTGACGGAGTGGACTACGTCCGAAAGGATTTAGCTACAAAAGATTTAGGCGATGAGGTAATCATTCGCACGTATTCCTCAGGTGTTCATATCGGTGTGATTAAATCACGGGACAGTAATGAGGTTACACTATTAGGAGCTAGGCGTCTGTGGAAATGGGCTGGGGCCTTTACCTTGAATGAGGTTGCCATGTATGGGGTAACACGCAATGAGTCTAGGATTTCCAAACCTGTTACGGAAATAACAGTGCAATGGATTGAAATTATCCCAGTAGCCAATGGTGTAGACCTCACTACTACGGAGTAAATTATGACTGTAGAGGAAAAACGCAGAGCCGGGTACGGGAACGGGTACGGGGACGGGGCCGGGGCCGGGTACGGGGCCGGGTACGGGGCCGGGGACGGGGCCGGGTACGGGAACGGGGCCGGGGCCGGGAACGGGGCCGGGGACGGGGCCGGGTACGGGAACGGGGACGGGGCCGGGGACGGGGCCGGGAACGGGGCCGGGGACGGGGCCGGGGCCGGGTACGGGGCCGGGGCCGGGGCCGGGGCCGGGAACGGGGACGGGGCCGGGGACGGGGCCGGGGCCGGAGGCTAAAAAATGGGAAGAAAGAAATCTTTTGTAATTGCTAGACGGTGGACGGAAGAGGCCGGGGCCGATCTAGATGCTAAAGTCAGGAAGAACATAGAGTCAAAAATATTCCCATGGTGGAAAAGGCTATGGGGATTTTTTAACCGTGGGTATCTTGCAGAGGAACGGAAGAAAGCCGAAGCCATGCATGAGTCAGTAATGAAGTCGATCAAGAAAAGATTGACCAAAAAAATGGTATATGGAGAATAGTTATGATACACGGTCCCTGTGAATGCGGAAGCCCGTCATGCTACAAATGCAGAAAGTGCGGGAAGTCCCTTTGTCAAAAGTGCTACGATGCCCACGAATGTAAAACCGAAGTAGTGGACGTGGTGAAGCCGGCAAACCCGGAAGTAGTGAAGCCTTTTGTGCTGGACCCTAAACCAGCGAAGGGAAAGCCATACAAAAAAGTCTAATCATTGACAGACCTCCCTGTATGAATTAGCATACACCCATAAAGGGAGGTCCCCTATGATCTTATCAAGCAACATCTTATCACTATTGACTGCTCAGTATTCACACGAGACAGCAAACGGTATCTTTTACACGGCCTTACAATCTTGGGCCGATCGCCGAGGGCTAACAGGAACCGCTTCATTTTTCCGTAAGCAAGCGGAAGGGGAACGTGTTCACGCTGACAAAATCCTGGAGTATATTCACAATCGCAACGATCAATTAACCGTTATTGCAGTGCCACTCCAGGCCGTGGAACCCACAAGTTTTGAAAACCTTTTCACCCTTGCCATAGAGCGGGAGCGATTGACCAGCGAAATGATTTTGGCTATCAAGTCCCAGGCTGAATCCATCGGTGACCACGCAACTTGTCAATGGCTACTTGACCCCGAAGGACTAGTCAAGGAACAGGTAGAAGAGGAAAACATACTCCAGACCATAATTGACCGGATGAACATTGATCCCACCGCAGGCCCCCACCTGCTTGATGTGTGGATTGGTGGCCTTTAATGGGAATATTCGATAAGCTATTCAAACCCGCAACAGTTCAAAACCAGCCGACAAGCCTTAGGCGCACGTGGTCAGAAGCCCCAAAGCCTGAAACGCAAAGACTTCCAACCCTCTACCACCAAAGCCCCAAACTTGACCCGGTGGAGCTCATAGCGTCGACCATAGCAAATAGCCCCCTAGAGTTATTCGATAAAGTCCAGCACCGAAAGGACAAGGACAGCGCAAAGCCGGCCGATGACCACCCATTTTATGAGCTGATTGAAAACCCTTCCCGAATGTTTCCCGAAATTGACGGGCAGACGCTTTTAAATGTGACCGTGGTTTTGACTGAATTACTCGGGGAAATGTTCTGGGTAAAAATCAGGGAAGGATCCAAGATTGTCGAGCTTTTACCCTTCCCCCCTGCATGGTGTATAACAACACCCACAAGCGGAAACCCTCAGTTCCTTTTTCAACCCTTTGGAACCACAGCGGGAACGACAATGAGCGTTTCTCCCGAGGACGTGGTATGGTTCAAGCAACCTAACATCGTAGACCCTTACGGAAGGGGACGGGGCAGAACCGAGGCCGTGGGCGATGAACTCGACACAGACGAAATGGCCAAGAAATGGCAGAAGAATTATTTCTACAATGATGCAACCCCACCGTTTTGGGCAAACCTACCAGGAACACAGGGGGTGGACCTGCAACGAATGCGGGATTCATGGGGGCAAAGATTAGGTGGGTGGCTTAATGCAAGAAAACCAGCTTTTACCAATTCCGAAAACCTACAAATTGTTAAACTCGGGGATACCACCAGGGAAATGGATTTCGTCGAGTCTTCCAAGTATCTCAGGGACGTTTTCTTACAACAC